AACAGACTTGCCAACTGCGGTGAGTGGTGTAATAACTTTAGAAGCTAATAAGACGTATTTCTTTACTACGATTGTAGATTTAACAGGTGATAGATTAGTGTGTGGTGCAAATACCACAATACTAGGTGGGTCTTCTGAGAATTGTGTTATTAAGTCTACAGGGTTAAGTTCGTCAACAGCATTGATAACGTCGGCATATTCTTTGCCTATTCGTAATATTACAATCACACATGGAACTGCTTTAAATCTAGATGGAGATGGTACTAGTACCGCACTAGATTGGTTCGGTGTAAACTTTACTGATTGTGCTACGATAGGAACTATTAAAGACTACACTAACTTTATCATGCAAGATTCAGCGTTTTTGAATAGTGGTGGCATGACTTTAGATGGTTCAATCGGTACAATTGGATTCACACAATGTTTATTCGATTTAGCATCGACAACTACAGGGATAACTATTGCATCTACAGCTAACATTACACGTAGATTTAGAATTATATACTCTTCATTTGTTACGTTAAGTGGTGAAACTTCTATCAATGTTAGTTCAAGTGCTACAATCGGTAACGAAAGATATATTTTAGATACGGTTAACTTTAGTGGTGGTGGTACTTATATTGCAGGAGTTGACCAAACGTCTAACAAGTCATTGTTTGTTAATTGTGTAGGAATAACGAATACAGCTGTCAATGGTCAATTGTACATGCAAGGTAATACCACCGCTACTACGATAAGTGCTTCTAGTACGTTTTATAAAGTATTAGGAACAACTACAGCAAGCTCCGACAATTCAAAGTACACTCACACAAATAATAGACTTACAAACGATGCTGCAATTAGTCGTAAATACTTAATTCAATGTATACTTTCTTTTAATTCTTCAGCGAATGACGTATGCGAGTTTGGTTTTTATGATAGTAAACTAAGTGCTATACGTACTCCATCGAGAACTAAGGCAACTTCCAACGCTTCGGGTCGTGCCGAGAATGTATCGTTTAGTTGTGTTGTGTCACATACTAATGGTGACTATTTGGAGATACATTGTTCTAACACTTCAGGTGCAAGGAATATTACGGTAGACCAATTAAATTTCATAGTAACAGAAATAAAATAAATATAAACCATGGAAAAGAAACCAAGAAGAAAAAAAGGATGCTTAGGTAAGGACGGAAAGTATTCCCTTGCTAATTGTGAAGAGCATAATGTTCAAGGAATTGGGCGCGTGTCAGAGCAATCTACAGCGACTATTAATCATGTTGTAACTGAACGAGTTATCTCTGAAGCGAGAGGGTAATTTAAAACAAACTATTTAATAACTAGTTAATAAGATATGGAAAAAGAAACACTTTTAAAAAAGGTTAAAAACTTTCTTATTGAACTTACAGGTGTTGAGCCAGAAGTTTTAGAAACAAAGTTAGAAGACCAAGTATTAGCAGATGGACAAACAACTATCCAAGCTGATATGTTCGAGCCAGGACAAAACGTATTTATCGTAGTTCCTGATGCCGAGCCTGTGCCACTTCCTGTTGGTGAATACGAACTAACGGATGGTAAAATCTTAGTAGTAAAAGAAGAGGGAGTTATTGACTCTATCGTTGAAGCTACTGAAGAGAACCCTGCAGAAGCAGAAACAGAAGTACCTGTTGAAGCTGAAAAAACACCTGAACAAGCGAAAGTTAAAAAGATCGTACGTTCACAAGTTGAAGAGCAACATTTCTCCGCATTGGAAGAAAAGATTGCAGAGTTAGAAGCTAAGATTGTAGAGCTTTCGAAGGTAGAAGAAGTGGTTGTTGAGCTAGCAGAAGAGCCGAAACCTATACAATTCAATCCTGAGAATTCTCAAACAATTGAGCACATCGACTTAACACCAGGAAAAGCGAGAAGTATTCGCGACAACATTTTAGAAACAATTTATAAATAAAAATAAACAATGGCTACAACAACATCATTATCGACTACATATGCTGGTCAACATTCAGGAATGTGGGTTAAAGCTGCTTTATTAAGCGGTAACACATTATCTAACGGAGGTATGACTATCATGCCTAACATCGCGTACGAAGCGGTAATTAACAAATTAAGTACAGACGGACTTTTAGCAAATGCTAGTTGTGACTTTACTGCTACTTCTACGGTAACAATTACAGAGCGTACTTTGACTTTAGAAAACTTCCAAGTTAATTTATCTTTATGTAAAAAAGACTACATCACTTCTTGGCAATCTGAAGAAATGGGTTACTCTGCAAACAAAGTTTTAGCTAAATCTTTTGCTGACTATTTACTTGCGTTCGTGGTAGAAAAAGTTGCTTCTGCAATTGAGTCTTCTATTTGGAATGGTGTTAATGCTACTAACGGACAAGTTGCTGGTATCATGACATTATTAACTACTGATGCTGCATTACCAACTGCAAATGAGGTGGCGGGTACTTCGGTAACGGCTGCAAACTGCATCGAAGAGCTTGAAAAAGTGTACAAAGCGATACCAGCTGCAGTATACGGAGCTGATGACTTGAAGATTTATGTATCTCAAAACATTGCTAAATCTTATATCTCTGCATTAGGCGGGTTCGGTGTAGCTGCTACATCTAACAACGGTACAGACAATAAAGGTACACAATGGTATACTAATGGTTCTTTGACTTATGGTGGTATTCCATTATTCGTAGCAAACGGATTGACTGCAAACCAAATGTTAGCTGCTCAAACTTCTAACTTGTTTTTCGGTTGTGGTTTGTTAAACGATGCTAACGAAGTACGTTTGATTGATACTGCTGAGACTTTAGGTGATGACAATGTAAGAATTGTTATGAGAGCTGGTTACGCAGTTAACTACCACTCAGTTTCTGACATCGTAACTTACGGAATCACTAACTCTGCTAACTAATCACTAGCAAATAAATACTAGGGGAGGGGAAATAAACTCCTCCCTTTTTTTATAACTAATTAAAACTCAATAGGATGGCGTGTGACATTGCAAAAGGAAGAGTAGAACAATGCAAAGATCAGGTGGGTGGTCTTAAAGCTGTTTACTTTATCAATTACCAAATAGCTAGAGCTGACATAACGTACGATGCTACAGATACGGATATGATTACAGCAATTACTAACGTAGATACTTTATACAAGTACGAATTAAAAGGTGTAGACAATACTTTTGACCAAGATGTAGTATCTGATAGAAATGCTGGCACTACTTATTTCAGTCAAAAATTAAACATTAGATTAAAGCACCAAGATATTGCTACTCATAAGCAAATTAAATTATTGTCTTATGGACGTCCTCACATCGTTGTTCAAACTAATAATGACCAATTCTTCATTATGGGATTAGAGCAAGGTGCAGATGTTGTAGGAGGAACAATTTCTACAGGTGGTGAAATGAAGTCTGCATCAGGATATTCATTGAATTTCGTAGCAGATGAGAAAGTTCCTGCTAACTTCTTGAATGCTTCTACATCTACTGCGATGTTAGCATTATTCACAAGTGCTACTTTAGTTACTTCATAGCCTAAAATAGTTCACTAGGCTAAGAGGGGGTGTCGATTAAGTTCGGCATCCCTTTTTGTGTTTAAAACAAAATGTAAATCTCGGAGTTATATAAACATGATAGTATTAGAGCCTATATCAACATCACAAGTATTCAACGTAATTCAAAGACGTAATGTAACTGCTGGCAATAAATTAGAAATCATAGATGAAGAAACGAACACATCTAGGGTGATAACATTAACAAGTAATGCAGCTGGTGATTATTACGATACTATTACCTTAACTATTTCACCTGCATTAAAGGAAGGACACACATATAATGCTATACTTTATTACAATACGATAGGGAACTACACATGGAAGGGCAAAATATTCTGCACTGCAAAAGATGATGTTAGAGATTACAGCATAAATGAGGGTAGATATACTGAAAATACAACAACAAACCAATTTATATTAAATGACTAGCAACCACGTTATAGAATTATCTGCATACACATCACCTGTAGTTACGGAAGACAAACGTAATGAATGGGTGAACTATGGAGAAGATAATAATTATTTCCAATTCTTAATCGATAGATATTCCAATAGTGCTACACATAGTGCCGTTGTGAACAATATTAGCAGATTAATCTACGGAAAAGGTTTAAGTGCGTTAGATGCATCTAAAAAGCCAAATGACTACGCACAGATGTTGACTCTATTTACAGCAAATGATTTGCGTAGAGTTATCCAAGACTTATATTTATTAGGTCAAGGTGCATTCCAAGTACATTACGATAAAGGACATAAAAACGTTGTAAAGGTATATCATATCCCTGTGCAGTTATTACGACCTGAGAAGTGTGATAAAGATGGAAATATTGTAGGGTATTACTATTCTGATAATTGGGAAGATCCTAAGAAATTTGTACCTAAGAGATTTGATGCATTTGGTGAGGGTAAAAGTGAGATTGAGATATTAATGATTCAACCATATTCTGTAGGTGCAAAATACTTCAGTAGAGTTGACTATCAGGGAGCATTAGAATACACAGTTCTTGAGGAAAAGATTAGCGAGTATCTTATTAATGAGGTAAGTAACGGATTCAGTCCAACTACGATTGTAAACTTTAATAACGGAACACCAACAGACGAGCAAAAAGATGAGATTGCAAGAGCTACAATCAGTAAATTAACAGGTTCAACAGGTAAGAAAGTAGTAGTATCATTTAATGAAGATGAAGCAAAAAAGACTACAATTGATAGTGTTCCACTTAACGATGCGCCAGAACATTACCAATACTTATCAGATGAGTGCAGAAGTAAGATTTTAACAGGACATTGTGTAACATCACCGCTTATTTTTGGTATTGCTACGACTACAGGATTCAGTGCAAATGCTGATGAGTTAAAGAATAGTGTTATTCTATTTGATAACATGGTAATAAGACCAAAACAAGAAGTAATACTTGAGGCTTTAAACAGCATATTATCTTTTAACGGAGTATCATTAAAACTATATTTCAAGACTTTACAGCCTTTGGAATTCGTTGACTTGTCAAACGCACAATCTACGGACCAAGTAGCTGAAGAAACTGGTGTACAAATGAGTGCAGAGGACCATATTGAGTGGATTGATGGACATGAATATATTAGAATAGATAGCAGAGAGGTTGATTATGACCTAGAAGATGAATTAGATGCTGAATTAGAAGCTTTAAACTCACCAAAAAAGACATTATTATCAAAGATTATCAACTTAGTTTCTACAGGAACGGCAAGAGCAAACATTAAATCAGGTCAAGATGGCGCTATTTTCAAGCACAGATATAGATATGTTGGAGGTGTTTCTGACAATACTAGAGATTTTTGCAAGGGAATGATTAAAGCAAACAAAATATATCGTAAAGAAGATATTATTGCAATGGGATTACAAGCAGTTAATGAAGGATGGGGCCCAGAAGGAGCAGATACTTACTCAATTTGGTTGTATAAAGGTGGTGGAGATTGTCACCATAAATGGGTTCGAGAGACATATCTTAAGAAATCAGATGCTAATTCACCAATTGCTAAAACATTTACCCCAGCACAAACACGTAAAGCTGGGGAAATAGCACCAACTAATGACAAGCTAGTATATCAAAGACCAACGGATATGCCGTACAATGGATTCTTACCAACAAATAAACGATTCAACTAATGGCAGAAGCATTACTAATAGGAAAAGCAGATTTACAGTCTTACACAGCATTAAACGGAAATGTTGATACGGATAAGATTGTACAGTTTATAAAGATAGCTCAGGATATTTGGGTACTACAATACGTAGGTACTGACTTAATGACTAAAATTAAAGCAGATATTGTTGCTGGGACATTGAGTGGTAACTATTCTACGTTGGTAAATACATATCTTAAACCGATGTTAATCCATTTTACAATGGTAGAATACTTGCCATTTGCCGCATATTCAATTTCTAATAAAGGATTGTACAAACATAGTTCTGAGAATGCAGAAATAGTAAGCAAAGAAGAAGTAGACTATTTGGTTGAGAAAGAAAAACGTATTGCTGAGAATTACGCGCAAAGATTTTTAGATTATATGTGCGATAACGAAACATTATTTCCTGAGTATCAAACCAACACTAACGGTGATGTTTTGCCACAAAAAAAGAATTACTTATCAAATTGGTATATATGATTAGAGAGGTATACAAGCCTAAACAAAACAATGTAGTTAAATTAGAGTTATATCTTAAGAAGATAGAAAAAGATGGCAAACAAAAAGATAAGCGAATTAACACCGAAGGCAGCACAACTACAGGACGATGACTTGGTAATGGTTTCAGATTATAATGGTGTTACATACGACACTAAATCTGTTACAGGCGCCAACATAAGGCCATATAAAACTGTAATGTTTACTATTAGTCAAACAGGTACATCTGCACCTACTGTCGATTATAGCTACACGGATGAGGTTACGCAGACATTTACATTTGCTAGAACGGCTGTTGGTGACTATACATTAACCGCATCTAGTGCTTTTTTTACAGCTAATAAAACTTTTGTAAATTTAAATTTGGGGATTAATACACCGTCAGGAAGTATAGGTTATTATCGGACATCAACTACTCAGATTGTTATTTTTACCACAGATCTTTCTACAGGTTTTTTTGCAGATGCACTTCTTGATGAATCACAATTAGAAATCAAAATAATAAAATAGATATGAGTTTACCAAATTTAGACAGGCTAGTCGCTACGAAAGGAACTAAATTAGTTAATGACACTACGGAAGTAACTGCTACAATAGCGGGGATTTTTGTGTTAGAGGACACTGTATTTGCATCAATTAAAGTTGGGGGTTCAGATGTTAAGTCTACGTACATTACTACTCCAGGAACTGCAGTAAAAGCTGGTGCGTTGATTACAGGACAAGGTGTGTTATTCAGCGGTGTTGATTTAACAAGTGGTTCAGTAAATCTCATCTTAGGATAGTATGCTTTACGGATACGGATATGTAAATAATCATGTGCCTACGTTACGCGCAACTGTGATGGGTGCGAATGGTGGAGGGTACGATACAAATGCACAAGCATTTATTACAGCGGCTGGAATCACCGATGCTGGGCAAAAAAGTGCTGTTAATACTTTAGTTCTCAGCTTAAAATCTGGGAATATCTGGTCTAAAATGAAAGCTGTATATCCATTTGTTGGAGGTACAGCCACTAGTCATAAATTTAATTTAATAGATCCGCGTGATTTAAATGCAGCTTTTAGACTTTCTTTTGTGAATGGTTGGACACACAGCTCTACGGGGGTTTTACCGAATGGTGTAGATGCTTATGCTGATACATTTTTAGTACCTTCTACTTCGTTAAGTTTAAACTCAACGCACATCTCTGGGTATTTAAGAACATTTACAGGGTGTGATGCGCCTATGTTAAGTTCTGAAAATGCTTCTACGTATGCGAATGGATTATACATCTGGCCGCAACAAGTTTCTTTTGGTTATTCGGTTAGGGTGAATGACAGCACAAGTGCAAGTGGTTCACACATTGATATTAGAGGTTTTCATATAGCCAATAGAACTGCAAGTGGAGTTAAGAAATATAGAAGAACTAAAAGTGAAATATTTAATTTAACAACAGCATCTACAGCTTTAAATACAAGCAGTATATATATAGCAAAGTCAAGAAATAACGCAAACTATTTTAACAATCAGATTGCTTTTATTTCTATAGGGGATGGATTATCTGATGCGGAATCAAATACTTTTTATGATGCTATACAAGCATTCCAAACAAGTTTATCAAGACAATTTTAAAAAAATATGATAAAAGTAAAACAATTAACCGAAGCACAAAAAAACGCATTAGTAGGTCAGACTTACGATGGAGTTCAATTTATGAATCCACCACAAGATGCAAATGGAAATTGGTATCTATCGCAAGAAGTTTATAATGCTATTACTTTAGTTCGTGCTAATGAAATAGGAGTTATTTCTTGGTGGCTTACACTTCCTGAAATTGATTTTAATCCAGTAGTTTTAGACTCACCTATATAATGAATGAAGTAAGGTCGATATTAGAGCAGATTCGCAAAATGAAAACACTAGTTGTTATTGTTCTACTAATCGCGTTTATACTATTTTACTACAAGGCTTTGATTACGGAAGTAGTGGAAAGCAAAGTGAAGGTAGACGAGGTGAAAAAAGACATTAACAACAATGTTCTTGTACAACAAATGCTAAATGACCTTATATTAAGATATAAAGCAGATAGGGCTTACATATTCCAATTTCACAACTCAATTATGTACTACGATGGCAACCATAGAAACCATCAATCAATGAGTTTTGAAGTATGCGCTAATGGAATATCCTCTGAAGCTGCGAACTTGCAGAATTTACCAGTTAGTTTATTTCCTGTATTCTTACAGCAGATACTACTAGATAGGTTGCAATACCAATGCATCGACAATATTAAGGAAACAAGCACAAAGATTGCATTAAAAAGACAAGGGATAAAAAGCTTATATATCGCGCCGTTTTTCCTAGATGGTAATTTCGTAGCTTATATAGGCTTAGATTTTGTAAAGGAAGAATATCAAGGGGAATTTGACTACCACGAATTTAAGAGCTTAACAAACGAAATAGGTACAATTTTAACAACTAAATAGATATGAAATTTTTAGAAAGACTTAAAGCTAGAACACCAAAGAAAAACAAGCTAGGTGTTAAGGTAGCTGCAGTATTAGGTGCAGTTGCATTAGGTGTTGCAGAAAGCGGTGCAGTTGACAATCGACCAGTTATAAAGATTGCATTAGAGGTGTTATCAGTAAAACTAGGCGCAATTGCAGTTTACAATGCTCAAAAGGTAGAAGATGATAACAACTAAACAACTAATATCCAAGTATGGTAAACCAAATGTAACAGGTGCTGGTTATTTAGTTACTATTAATTTACCTTATCCTATGCGTTTAGCTTGGGATTTAAATACGAAAGTATCTAGAATGAGCTGTCATAAGCTAGTAGCAGATAAATTTTTAGCTGTATTTAACGACTTATTAAAGCATTACGGATATGCTAAGATAGTAGAGCTAGGAATCGATCTTTTTGGTGGTTGTTTCAACTTTCGAAAAATGCGAGGGGGTTCAGATTGGAGCAGACATTCATGGGGATTGGCAGTAGATTTAGATCCTGCTAGGAACTTATTAAAAGAAACTGCACGTACAGCACGTTTTGCAAGACCTGAATACAAACCAATGATTGATATCTTTTATAAACATGGATTTGTATCCTTAGGTAAAGAAAAGGGGTATGATTTTATGCACTTCGAGATAAAGGAGTAACACCATAAACCACTCTATTTTAGACGCAATCTTAATCGGTTGCGTTTTTTTTGTTAATTATTATTGCATTGTAATAAATTTATTATATATTTGTCGATATAAACAATTTAAAATATAAAATTATGATAGAGGCAATTTTAGGAGGTTTTATTTATTGGATAATAGATACTATCGAAAAAGACAGAAAGCACATGAAACGCGTTAAAAGGATGAAAGAAACGTATTTTACTAACGACAGACCAAAATACTATACATGTTTGTAGCAAGAATTATATTAGTAATAATTATAATAACTATTACAATACTATTTATATTATGACAAGTGATTACGCAAGAAAACTAGCTACGGAAGATTTAACACGTAGATTACAAAGGCAACCTTTTAACACTACTATACTAAATGAGTTGAATAAACGCGCGACAAGGGTTAGTAAGTGTCAAATAGAAGGGCAAAAAAGACTAGATAAAGAGAAAGCAAAGTATTTTAGTAAAGCAATTATAGGCTACAAAGATTCTGCTTATGCAACGGAAGATGAAATGATAAACGGGTTTAGTTGCACATATGAAGATTTAAGTCCAAGTGAACGTCAGATTTATAATAATGCTGTAAAATTTTGTAGAATATGAAAGCGGTAGAATGGTTGTATAGTAAAATGTATGAAAATAAAGGGCGTATATCAATTGAAATATTTGAAAAAGCAAAAGAAATGGAACGTAACCAGATTATAAGGGCTTGTAATTATTCTGAAATGAAACATGATGAGTTATTAAAACAAGCAATTAAAGAAAGAAGAACCATAGGAGAAGTTTACTACGATAAAATAATTAAGAAATGATACCGAAAGATAAAGCAAGTGATTTATTTCGTAAAATATTAGGTAAGAATCCCAATAGACAAGATGGAATATCAATTATAGATACTATCCATGCTAAACAATGTGCATTAATTGCAGTTGATGAGGTTATACAACAATTAACACCTATTGAAAAAGCACCTAATAATAAATTTGCATTTCAATATTGGCAAGAAGTTAAAAACGAAATAGAAAGTCTATGAAAAAATGTTTTACATGCAAACGTAACTATCCATTGTTTTTATATCATATAAACACATCTAAGTATATGCGTGAAGCTGATAAAGGTGTGACAGTTGAATGCAGAATATGTTGCTACAAAAGAATGAAAAATGACAAAGGGTTTACGCATCGTGTAGATGGGAAGTTTACATTTACACACGCAACCAAAAAACAAATACTAATTAATTTTTTTAAACGATGAAAACAGTAATGGATTGGTTAATAAAAGATATGCAAGAACTTAAGAAAACAAAGTTTAAATGTATTGATGATTGTTTATTCTTAGCAGAATATTATAAGAAAGAAGAACGTAACCAATTGATAGACTTCTTCTTGTTCTTTCGAGACAACGGCGAAAATTACATTGGATTAACAATTAATGAATTTGTAGATTTATATTTAAAAAGCAACGCAACTCCAGAATCGCTGTAGTAAAGCCTCTTGCTTGGACTCCTATCGTAATTGGTAGGAGTTTTTTATGCAAAACAATTGCCTAAATACGTAGTTACTTAATTGTACCAATACGTATTTTAAATGGTTGAATTCAAAACCGAGATGATAGAGCTTTACAAACAAGGAGTTTCTATCGCTGACATAGCAAAGAAAATCTGTAAAGAAAACAACATCGAATTTACGGATAGCAAACGCAGAAGAACTTCCGAAATCATAAACAAAGAGAAAAACAAAGGTGTATTTGAAGAGTGTGAAGCCGTAGGAATAGACCCCGATAAAATCAAAAACTATTGGTATAAAGGCAAGCACTATTCTATCAATGTTAAAGGTGAGACTGACACATTCAAATACGAAGACTTTAAAGAAGACTTTATTGCATCGGTTAAGGACATCAAACCTAACTACATCCAAATAATTAGAACAGAATCAGAGGAAGAATCACACTGCTTACTCATCGATCCAGCTGATATACATATCAACAAGCTATGTTCTGCATTTGAAACAGGTGAGGAATACAATTCACAGATAGCAGTACAACGCGTTAAGGATGGTGTATCGTCGATTTTAAGCAAGTCTAAAGGCTTTAATATAGATAAGATAATACTTATTGTAGGGAACGACGTTTTGAACACTGACAACGCACGAAATCAAACAACAAAGGGTACACAACAAGATACCCATATGAAGTGGTTCGACGCATTCTTAATGGCAAAGCAGCTTTACATTGATATTATTAGCACTTTGGTAGCTATTGCAGATTTAGAAGTTGTATATAATGTATCTAATCACGACGAGATGTCAGGGTTCTTTTTAATGGATTCAATTTATTCATGGTACAACGAACATCCAAATATTAAATTTGATAGGTCCCCTTCACATCGTAAATACACAACGTACGGAAAGAACTTAATCGGCACTACACATGGAGACGGAGCAAAACAAAATGATTTACCTCTATTAATGTGCCACGAAGCTAGTCAACATTGGCACGATTGTAAGCATAGATATTGGTTTACTCACCACGTACATCATAAAACAAGTAAAGATGTAATGTCAGTTCAGATTGAATCATTACGCTCCCCTAGTCCAGCAGACTCATGGCACCACAAAAGCGGGTATCAACACTCGCCACTAGCAATAGAAGGCTTTATATTCCATAAAACACATGGGCAGGTAGCGCGATTAACAACTTTATTTTAAGATTATGGCAAAAGTAACACTAGAATTTGACTCATTAGAAGATAGCGACGACGTTAAGTACGCGCTATACGGATGGAAATACGCATTTGTAATTGACGAGTTGGACCAATACTATCGAAGCATATATAAATACTCTGAAATAGGTTCTGAAATAGAAATGGCAGAACAAGTACGCAATAAAATTCGTCAAATAATGCATGAGAATGGATTGATGATGGAATAGATAAAGTAGAAAAGGTAGAAACTTGTATAAAATTTAGGTGTTTTGTAACTTATTGATTTATATAATTTTAAAGGAAACTTGAAAAACTTGAAAATAGCTTAACTTATTGATAATCATAAAAAGTAATAAAATGTAGAAAGTGTTTTGCTATATTACACTAAAACAATAAATAAAAAAAAAAGTGAAAAAAGTTTTAACTTTATACGTAAACCACTATAAATCAACAAACTAACTGAAAACAAGTTTCCTTTAAATTATTGATATTTAACAACTTACAAAACGTTAAAGTTTCTACATTTTTAAGCAAAGTTTTAACTTTTTTACGTTTTTCGCAAAATTCAACATTTTATTTAGAATCAATATAAATAACAATATTTTTTAATAAAAGTATTGCAGATATAAAATAATGTAGTAATTTAGCGAAGTGTTAGGTCGGAAACCATATAAAACACTATAAGATATTAGCCTCTTCAATTAGTAAAATTCCGACCTTACTTTTTGGAGGGGCATTTTTATTTATTATTTATTTTATTTATTATGAAAAAATTAGTATTAGTATTAGCAATTGGATTGTTTAGCTGTCAGAAACAAGACTCTTGGTGCGGTATAGTTGTGTCTAAGAATGATAAAGACAATTCGATTAAAATAAAAGATAATCGAACTAGTGTAATAAAAACAGTATACGTATTTCAAGAAAGTTGGAATCTTGCAGCTGTAGGACAAGAATGGTGTACTTTAAATGATAAGTAATGGTAGAAGAGTGGAAGCATTTAGAAGAACATTATAAGAATCAATTTAAGTGCAAAAGAAAGTGCTACATTAAAAAACAATATTAACTGCATTAAACACACAAATTAATTATGGCAAATTTAATGAAACAAGTCTATAAACATTATACAATGTGGGAAGACTATCAAAACGGAATGTATAACACTAGTATAAACAA